GAGACACAGCATATGGCTAAATACAACAGCGTTGAGACGCTTGCACATCTAGCACTGGCGGAGGGAGGTAAGCTTAAGATTACCTTCAATGAGTTCTGGAGTGTCTTCGTTGAGTACCCGAAGAACACTACGTGGGACGTGCTTGCAACCAAAGAACCACCAAAGAAAACACTGGCAGTATTCGGGGGTAGGGGCGAGCCTTTAAGTAAGGTAGCCAACCGTGCCAACGGTATACTGGGTAGCAAAATAAAGGAGATGAATGATGTTACTACTTGAAGGCATAAGCCAACGCGGTAAGAACCGCATCCGAGAACACGGCGCTGAATGGAGAGTGGTTGCTACGCTGCCATCTATTCAAGCCCCCAGTCATGCTGGTCTGAAGGGACCATTCGCTAGTGTGGTGTCTGAACGGACTGGTGATCGGAGGTGGGTATCACTGACTGATGATCCTAATTTCAGTATTATGACAAAGGAGGAATTGAGATGACTACCATCATCCACATCAACAAAAACCTTAAACAATCAAACGACAAGCACGGACGAACTGTGCCTATCTGTCGTGTAGAAATTAGAGGAAAGACCTTATATGGAAGCGCCGTCGATATACAGGGTCCAAGTAAAATGGTTTATAGTCCCGACAAGCCACGAAAATGTGGGGCTAAACTCTGGATAGAAACCAACAGCCCTGTAATTATACATGACCAAACTACGTATAAGGAGATGGTATGAACATCTTCAAGTTAGCAGACGATCCGGCGCAATGCGCGGAGGATCATTGCGACAAGCACATTGTCAAGATGATACTGGAGTACGGACAGTTGCTGTCCACTGCACATCATGTACTTGATGGTGAGGATGCACCGGAAGGCATCTACAAAAAGACACACGTCAATCATCCATCAGCAGTGTGGGCTAGAGAAAGTAGTATGAACTATCTGTGGCTGTACACGCTGATGGGTGAGTGTATGGATGAGTACACTCGCAGGTATGGTAAGGATCATGCCACAGAGCGTCTTGTACCTATGTTGTGTCGCAAGCCTAAGAATATGCCATTCGGTCATCTCACTGAGATACCACAGTGTATGCCGGATGAGTACAAGCGGGAGGGTGATCCTGTTGGGGCATACCGCGCATACTACAAAGGTGAGAAGGCTCACTTCGCTAAATGGAATTACACAGCCACACCGTACTGGTGGGACAATGAGGAGGACGACTAATGCACACGTTCATACACAGAGTAAGCGAGATCAAGCTGTCAGAGACACAGGTGTCTGATACGTATACTACTAAAAGGCTTATCATAACTTCAAAGGATATGAAGGATGGTAAGACCGTGACATACGAGTTCGATCTGTTTCTTAATGATGACGTTGAAGTGGAGGTGGCGTAGCATGTCACACATCGAAAGACCCCGACGCGCAGGCTACGCAGCCATCACTGATGACACAAGCGTGACGGTGTATAAGTTTGTTAGCAGGAAGGAGAGAAACATCTGGGTGGCTGACAACGGTGAGGCTATTAGGGTGGCTGGGCATGAGGCCACCCGACTATTGGCTGTTAATGATGGAAGAAAGAAACGGTACGTGGAAGGATACGCAGACTGATGTCATACGGACACATTACACTGTCCTACAGGAATGTGGAACGTGTACTAAAAGGTGTAATCACACGTGGGGATAAGAGGTTATCAAAGCTATGACAATAGAACTACCTAAGTACGTATCAAAGGTTACGTATCGTAATCGGAGGATCGGCTACCGTTTCTACCCGCCTAAAAAGTACATTGATGCTGGCATAGCGGAGAGAAAGACGTTCGGTGCCAATGTACATAGGGTTAAGCAGCTTGTTGAACCCATACTTAAATCTATGCAAGATTGGGATGATTCCAACAGAATTAAAAAGCTTAGTAGTTCTAACAAAGTGTCTGCACTTGTGGAACACTACAAAGTGTACAGCAATTTCAGTGACTTGGCTGAAACAACAACCAAAGATTATGAGTACATGTTTGGTGTACTCACGAAGCACAGTGGTGACTGTAAAATAAATGCAATCAACGTGCAGAAGGCCAAAGGCATATACGATGGGATAAGGAATGCTCATGGATTGCATGTTAGTTCGAAAGCTATTCGTGTCGCAAGAGTATTGTTTAATCATGCGCTAGATAATTTACTCATAGAGAGTAATCCCTTCTCGCGGGTTAAAGTTAAGACCCCACAACCTCGACGGGTAATGTGGAAGGAGGATCAAGTCAAACAATTTCTATCCACAGCCTACAATAATTGGGAGTGGCGCAACATTGGACTCATATGTCATATGGGGTATGCGTGGGTACAAAGGATGAATGACCTTAGACTACTTACGTGGGACTGCGTTGATCTGAGGGCGCGTCAGGTCACTATACAGCAAACTAAGCGGGGCGCAACGGTGTATCTTCCAATAGAGGATAAGCTACATGAAATGTTGAGTGAGCAATACGAGGACTTTGGCTTCCAACCTTACGTGGCACCACACGTACACCCTGCTAATGGGGAGTTCTATCCTTATTCACGTGCGGATGTATCACGTGTAGCTAAGAAAATACTGAAGGCTGCTGACTTACCCACAAATATGTGGTTAAGTGATCTAAGACGCACGGGTACTACTGAGATGGTGGAGAACGGTGTTCCTGTTACGTCCATAATGCAAGTGACGGGTCACACAACACCATCTTCACTCAGCCCCTACCTAAAAAATACGTTGAAGGGTGCCACGGAGGCACTAAAAAGTAGGGGGTAATAAAAAAAGGGGTTGCACACCAAAGAAATACGTGCTAAAAGATTGGTACAAGCCGGAGAGTAGAGATATATAATATATATAAACCTTATATATTATAACTCTACTAGTCTTAGGAGGAGAGAGACTGTGGATATATTAAATTACATAAAAGATTTAGAATTGGCTGTGGGTAGGTCTGTAAGAATAGATTGCCCTGTATGTAAGGGGTCTAAGACATTCACAGCCAGCAATGTAGGTGGTGAATTACTGTGGAATTGCTACAAAGCAGGCTGCAACATTAAGGGTAGGTCTAAACTCCGTATGACTGCTGACGATATTGTAATGAGATTAAATAAGCTAAACAAGTCTGCTCCTAACACAGATGCAGCAGTAACTGAATTTATTCGCCCTAACTTTATTACGTATGACAAGCCTATCGAATTAGTTCAGTGGTGTGATCAATGGGGCATTGACACGAAGCATGTGATGTATGATATTAAAGATCATCGCGTTGTGTTTCAGGTGTTTTCAGATGGTATGTTGGTGGATGCAGCAGGGCGCGCGATTAGCCACCGCTTACCTAAATGGAAACGATACAACGATTCGGGGTTGCCATACCACAAAGGCAGTGGTAAGGTGGCTGTGCTGGTGGAGGACTGCATCAGCGCGTATGTGGTCGGGGGTGACGACCGAGTGGGAGTAGCCCTACTCGGAACATCTTTATCGGAGTTACACACTGTGTTTCTCTCCCGCTTCGATAAAGTTATCGTCGCTCTCGACCCTGACGCTCTACCTAAGACACTTCAGATAGCGGGGAAGTTAAGATCGTGCATACCAGAGGTGCGGGTTTTGCGCTTGTCGGACGATCTTAAATATGGTAAAACTGACGATCTAAACGAGTTGGAGAGACTCATATGGAATTAGCAATACTACGATCTTTGATGGACAAAGAGTTCTACGATGACCATCGTGGAGCCAAATGTCCTGACCGCATCTTCTCATCTGACGGTAAGAAGATAAAGAAATCTATCGACGAAGCTATGGAGAATTACGGCAGGGCTGTGCAGCCTGATGAAATTGAGGCCATATTTATGGCTGACAATCCTTCGATGACTACAGCACAGAAGGCTGCGTACTCATCCCTCTTTGATAAGATCAGGCGTCAAGACCCTATGGGTTCAGACGTAGCGCAAGACGTATTCATTAAGATGTTTCAGCAGGTGGTTGGTGAGGACATTGCCAACTTAGGCTTTGACTACGTTAATGGTACGGAGACTAGCCTCGAACCACTACGTGAGCTTCTTGAGAACCATCAAGACAATTTCCTACCTCAGTTACGTGTGGAGTGGGAAGACATATCTCTTGAGTCACTACTAGCTAAGAATGCTTTGGAGACTAGATGGTCATTCAACATTCCTACGCTTGCACGTAAGGTTCCGGGCATCAACGGTGGTCATCTTGTGGAGATTGGGGCAAGACCCAACACCGGCAAGACATCCTTTCACGCAAGTCTTGTATGTGGTCCGGGTGGCTTCGCGGATCAGGGTGCAAAGTGTGTTGTACTTTGTAATGAGGAAGGCGCTCACCGTGTTGGCGCTAGATACCTCACCGCTGCGTTGGGTAAGGATGTACACAACATCAGCCAGAATAAAGAGACTGCACTACAGAAGTGGCAGATGATGAAGGATCGTGTCTACATTAAGGACTCAACAGGCAAAGATATGGCGTGGGTTGAGACACTATGTAAGACATTCAAGCCGGACGTACTCATACTGGATATGGGTGACAAGTTCGCTAAGACGGGTGGCTTCGCTCGTATGGATGAAGCGCTAAAGGCTAACGCAATCTATGCTCGACAGATAGCTAAGATGTACGACTGTGCAGTCCTCTACATGTCTCAGCTATCAGCAGACGCAGAGAATAAAGTTGTACTCAATCAGAGTATGATGGAAGGCAGTAGGACGGGTAAGGCAGCGGAAGCTGACCTCATGTTACTTATTGCTAAGAACCCTCCCGTTGAGGGGCAGGACGAAGAAGACACACAACGTCATCTTAACGTAGTTAAAAACAAGTTGACGGGGTGGCACGGCATAGTGCATTGTGACCTCGACTACAAAGTTGGTCGCTACACAGCATAACGGAGAACACTAATGGCTGAACGAACTACCACAACTAAGATACCCCGCCTACGTCAACTGTATGACCCACCAACGAGAGTCCGTGTGGTGACTACGGGAGTAAACCCAAAGAGTGACCAACCCGAAAGCCTTACTATAGATAATGTATCTTCTATGGTTTATGCTGATAAGGGCATTCAACTATCTATTCCAAACGAGAATGTAGTGTTCATTAGGTGGGACACCATCAAGTTCTTTTCTACGGAGAAGATGGATGGCTGATTTTGCACTGAGTTCACGCTCAAAAAAGAATCTTGAGGGCGTGAAGCCTGAACTGGTGGCCGTAGTAAAGGGTGCCATCCTTCTTACAAAGGTAGATTTCGGAGTCATTGAAGGTGTACGCACACTGGCTAGACAGAAAGAACTTGTTGCGTCTGGTGCATCACAGACAATGAAGTCTCGCCATCTTACGGGTGACGCAGTGGACCTAATGTGTTACGTAGGTTCACGGGGATCGTGGGAACTTAACCTGTATGATGACATTGCGGATGCAATGAAGGAGGCAGCAATCGAACAGGGCGTAGGTATCTGTTGGGGTGCAGCGTGGACTGTACCTGACATTCGAGTGTGGGAAGGCACTATGGAGGACGCTATGAACTCCTACGTAGATAAGCGTAGATCAGAAGGTAGAAGACCCTTCATCGACGCGCCTCACTTCCAACTGGCGTAGCCACATGACTAACCCTTTCTGGAAAGAGTCAGACAGTGCTGCGTGGATTAAGGAAGGTAGGCAGAAGCTGTACTACGTAGACGTTCCCGTAGGTTGGAAGTATGGCTTTCCTAAAGCTATACCTAACAACGGCGTTGACTCTGTGTCAGACATATACGAATGGGTGGTAGCCAACGGCTATCCCAAAGAAGAGATGGACAGAATGGGTTCATCCTTCTACATTCGTATGTGGACATACATCACACCAGAAAGTAAGTCTCCGTAGCTCAGTCGGATAGAGCAACAGCCTTCTAAGCTGTGGGTCATAGGTTCGAGTCCTATCGGGGACGCCAAATAAATAGAAGGAGACTACGGCTATGATTAAGTACGTAGTAAAAGTAGACGACAGGGGTACTAAATATTGGACCCTAAACGGTGAGTTCCACAGAGAAGATGGACCAGCTATTGAGTACCGTGATGGTTCTAAATACTGGTATCTAAATGGAGAGCAACTAACAGAAGCTGAACATAGCTTTAAGACTATCTAACAACTAAAAGAGAAAGAAGCAATGTCAAGTGAAGCCTTTCTATATCTTTGGTATGATGCACCTAATAAGAAATATTATTTAGGTAAGCATAAAGGTTCTCCAGATGATTCGTATACACATTCATCAACTGTGTGGGAAGACTTCACCAAAAGCACCATTCCAGATGGTGTAAGGAGG